CAACAGCTACCAGTGACGAGCCAACAGGGACAATGGCTGACTTTACAATATGCACATTGTCGCCATCATTATTGATTAGCTGCACGTTTACCGTGATTGAAACCGCCAATATGTTGGCAATGTTCAATCCGATAATTGTTGTTTCCGTTGAACTAGGACAGGTATAAACATCTGCGTTGGCTGTCCCCACTGCGGTGTCTGTAAATGTTTTAAATGCGTTAGCCATTTTTCTATCCCAATGCTATTGCGAATGCCAACGCATTCGGGTCTTGTTCTGTAAAGTTCTGCGCGGTTCCACTCGCGTCATTAAATATCATCTTCTCTGCTGGCAACGTACAGAAGATGGTGCGGGTGCCTGATGACCAACTAACAGCATTATCAGAATTGCTAGACTGCAAAATTGTGGTACGGGCCAAGGTTGTACCAGATGCAGTATAGGTTCCAATACCTATCTCAAAGTCGGTTCCATCCGTGCAAGAATAATAGGTAGTGTTACCGTCACCTATTTGACTAAACGCCTCAAAACCAGTTAGCGCACCAGCAAGAGTATATGTGCCAGTACCCGTTGTGGTCGTTGTTTCTTTCACGCGGTCTTTCAGAACAAGAGCCATTACTTCAACTCGACTGTAAGATTCCCAGCGTTAATACGGAAGATATCTCCCGTAGCAATAGTCTTGTTTGCGTCCAGCGCACCAACAAACAGAATGTTACCGCTTGAAGCCGCATCTACAAGAAATGCATGTGTCACAGTGTTACTGGTTCCAGTTGATGCCGGAAACTCAATGTTAGCTGCGTTGGTAACTGTCTGTTGGTCTGCACTTGAAGAAGCTAACGTCCAGTTTGCCGCTGTAACTTGCTGTCGTGCATACGAACCAAAAGTTGCTTCTGTTAATGAACCAGCCTCTGCGTCAGAAACTGCTGTTGCCAAGCCAACATATATACTGTCACCTGGTGTTGCGAATGAACCAGCATTATTCTTAAAAATAAAACTAAGTATTTTATTCTCAAGGTAAGTGGTTGCTGCGTTACTTGTTGCCATTTGTTACTCCTAAGTCCTTGGCCTATCGGGTAAACCCCTACGATACGCATCTGAATTTTCTCTAGCTTCTGCCAAATCTTTCAGACGTTGAATCTCCTGTAAGAATCGTTGCTCATACAGCTGCATCATGTCCTGTTCACCCTTCATGTAAGTATACGCTTCCACAAGTGAACCGTAAAGAAGGGCATTAGGGGCGTTCTCACTCAGCCATGACGTACCAGATCCAGAACCAGCGGTGATACTAGCTGGTCTGTAGTAGTAGTGAAGTTCTACGGTGTAATTACTATCAGGAGTTGGACTAACAATAAAATTGTCAACATCATAAACACTGTAGTATTGAGGCACCGCATTACTGCCGTAATCAATCGCATACTGTTGAACAAAATTTACATCTTTTTGGAGTAAAAATGCTTTATTGCCCGTGCTAGTAATCTGTAATGAAAACGGTGACAAATAATCGGTTGGAACACTTAGATACGGATCGCTGCTCGTTAGGGCAGAGGTGGCGTTTTTACGAAACAGTTCTAAATCAACCATCGTAAAAATACGATCTTCTGCACCACGAATAAACACGGGCAAATTTGTAACAAACGATGTTTCGGTGTTTTCCGCGAAATCCTTTATTGCATCTTGTAGCTGTGTATATGTAAATGACATGTCACTTGCTCACTATACTATTGTTATGTTTCCAACCATGCTGCTGTGAACAGTGCACTGGTACACCAACGAAGTGTCACTAGGCTCATGTGGCACAATGAACTGAGTTAGCCCGGTGGTGCTGTTGTAATTGTCCGTTACTCCTGTTGTAAAAGCAGAGCCACCAGAGGATGTTCGTATCTGCAAAGGATGGCTGCTTACATAGGAGGTGTTATCGATTAAATATGTGTGACCTTTGTAGAAGGTAAAGTTAGGGTTATTACCAGCGGTGGCACCTGGGCCAGAGAATGTATAAGCTGAACCCGTTGCTGCTGTTGTTGTGTATTTAGTTGTAGGGCCGCTAACTTCATCATTTAGCCGTAACCAATTACCGCCATGAGCAAAGTACAGACCACCAGTTGCATGAACATGGGCGACTGCACCATGATAGGTTGATGCGCTTGGTAAATCAGTCAAAGCAGCGTAATAAAAAACAATTTTGTTTGCACCAGAACTTACATCAAGTAAACCAGAGGCGTTAATAATATCCGTTAATGTGGTGCCATCACCCAACGCATTGTAAATTTCGGTGAAGTTATCATTAATCTTATCTGCACCATCACGCAGAGTATCACCCGTGCCGTCATTCGCGTTTGAACCAATTCCTACTGTTTGCTTTGCCATTTAAGCCTCATCATAAGTCTTGCTTGTCGAATCGAGTGTAACACTTGTTGAATCAAAGGTCGATGCTGTTGTTGACGCTGTGCCTGGCCCAGCGGTCGCATGACCACCACCGCCTCGTGCGTTTCCGACTGTTGCTGTTTCACCTCCAGTGATTGCGATTGTGTAGGAGTCAGCGTTAAGAACAGTGATCGCATATCCTGTAGCTTTTTCCAAAGACGTTTTTGTAAACCCATCAAATCCCTCCGTTTTACGAAAGACAACAACATCAGATGTACTACGACCGTGAGAGGGTTCGTACACTGTGATTACATTAGAGCCTAAAGCACCTGACTGAAAGGGATTTAGTATTAGAAGAACTTGACCAGTCACCTCATTAGTAGTGTCTGGACGAGGGTTGAAAAGGGCTTGCGGGTCAGCCCCAGGAAAAGCTGGTTCTAATTGAGGATGCTTTGACTCGTACTCATCTGGACCAACTTTTGCGCCGTTCCATTCGGTAATCATTTCCGAAAGTCTATAGCGAAACCCAGAACGGTCAGAAATACCGTATGCGTTTTTGCCAGATGCGTATCTTGCCATCACACAATACGAAGATAACTAATACTTGGCTGTAACTTTAGCGGTACTCGATCCTCGTCCTCATCAGCTGCACGTTGGAACTCTTCCTCATACACGGCTTTTAATAGTTGAACACGCTCTGGTGCTCGTTTTATAGCAAGGTAATAAGCCAAACCAGCGACCATACACGGTAAAAACCTAAAAGGTGCATCCGTTGTATTTGCCAAAGTATCAACATCTTCAATGCGTTGTATATAGTAAAAAACCAACGTATCAGTTGAGTTTTCAGGGGTCGCCCAAAGTGTTACTTCAGGCGTTATTTGTCGGTTGAAGAAAAACTGACTTGGCCTGCCTTGTGTGGTTTTGTTAGGCAGAGACATATAGTCAGAACGAGACATTCTAGACAAATTGTAATCTGTGCCACTCCTACGAAGAACAACTTCAAGCAAATCTGAATAGCTGCTGTTGAGTGTGTAGGTTGCTGTACCCGCAGTTAAGGCTTGAGTGCCCTGCTTCACTGTCCAGAGATTTACTCCTCTATTTGCCCAGTCGGCAAACATTAAATTTAGAGAACGCCTTGCTGTACGAGCATCGTATCCTGTTCGATACTCTAAGCCGCATCTCTCGTAGGCTTCCTCTGCCAGTTCAGCAAAGTCTAGGTCAAAATCTCTTGAACCTGAAGTAGCCATTACTTCTTCCTTTTAACCATGCCGCCGCGCATCATCTTTACCGGCTTTTTCACAGTGCCGCCGCGCATCATCTTTACTTTTTTAACCATGCCGCCGCCCCGCATTTTACGCATAGATTTTTTCTTCATTATATCTTCTCCAAGTTCGCCTATCTGCGATGAGTTTTTTGTAGTCCTCTTGAGAATAATTGCTGTAATAACCCTTTCTCTCAAGCCACGCTGCAGCTCTGTCCAAATGTGACAGACGCTGAATAAATATCATTGTATAGTCGCCCTCAAAACTCAAGAGCCATATGTCTTTACCCTCATGAGCAAATCTAGCGTTTAACGCAAAACAAAAACTTTCAAGCTCTTCATAGGTTTGTTCAGAGTCTTCAATACCACAAATAACAACCTTATATGTATCGTCAAAGTTATCTATCTCAGTAAAAACACGCTTCCAAAAATCTTCGTCTTGCCAGACGAGTCTAACCTCATTATTCAGCCACGCTTTCTTAGCGTAAGGACATAGTGGAAGACCGTTTGTCTCTTCGCTGGGGACAGACAGT